ATATCCAGAACCTGTTGGTACGGTCACCGTTGAAAAGGTTACATATCTTCCATTTTCTAAATTGTGAGATGCTTTATTTACGGTTACTGTTGCAGAACCTGTTGTGGCATCAAAAGTGGCACCTGTTATACCGGCAGCTAATGGAGTAATGTCATAAAATTGATCAGAGTAATAAAGAAATAAACCTTGTGAAGTACCTATTGCAATATATTTTTCACCAGCTAAAGATTCAAAAGCATGTTGAGCACGTGCTGCTCCAGGTAAGGTTTTATTTGTTAAAGTAAGTTGTGACCAACCTCCTATTTTTTCAGGTAGTCCATATCGAAATCGAACAAAATCACCATCGACCCATTGAGACTCTCCTCCAGAATCCGTGACCATCTTGTTAAAACCGGGTTTGAAATTTAATTTTTGTAGCATATTTTTGCAGTGTACCGTTTTTTACGTAAAAATATAGTATATATTGATCTTTTTGATATTACAATATAATATACTTATCATAAAAATTGTTTTGAAAACAAGGGTTTTTATCCTAAGAAGTCTAGACAATTTTAAAATATTATTATAGAAAACGAAATAATTATAAAGCATGAATTTAAAAAATTATTATTGGTATTTTAAAGGTGCTCTTTCATCTAGATTTTGTGATGAAGTTATAAAGTTTGCAAACAATCAAAAAGAACATCAAGGAATTACTGGAAAATATCAAGATAAAAAATTAGGAAAAAAAGAAATTAAAGATTTAAAAAAACAAAGAGACTCAAACATAATTTGGTTAAATCAACAATGGATATATAGAGAAATTTTTCCATATATTAATACAGCAAATAAAAATGCTGAATGGAATTATGATATTGATTTTGCAGAAGAGTGTCAATTTACAAAATATAAATTAAACCAACACTATGATTGGCATTGTGATTCAAATTTTGAACCATATAAAAATCACAAATTTTATAATTATAATGGTAGAATAAGAAAATTATCAGTTACATGTTCTTTATCTGACCCAAAAGAATATAGAGGTGGTGAATTAGAATTTAATTTTAATGATCCATCTAAAAAAAAATCAGAGAATATTAGAAAATGTAAGGAGATATTACCAAAAGGATCTATTGTTGTTTTTCCAAGTTTTGTTTGGCACCGGGTGCGACCAGTGACAGAAGGCACTAGATATTCTTTAGTAATATGGAACATAGGATATCCTTTTAGATAATATAAATATGATAAACTTTATGGAGGTAAATTTAAATGTTATTTAAAAATCAAAAATATGTTATTGTTAAAAAAGCAATCTCAAAAGAGTTGGCTTTATTTATTAATAATTATTTTTTATTAAAAAGACAAGTTGCAAATACTCTTTTTTCATCAACTTATATATCACCTTTTGAAACTATGTTTGGTGTTTGGGATGATACTCAAATTCCTAATACATATTCTCATTATGCCGACAATGTTATGGAAACATTATTATTAAAAGTTCAGCCTATAGTAGAAAAACAAACAAATTTAAAATTAAATCCTAATTATTCTTACGCAAGGATTTATAAAAAAGGTGATGAATTAAAAAAACATAAAGATAGATTTAGTTGTGAAATATCTACAACTTTAAATCTTGGAGGTGACCTTTGGTCTATATATTTAGAAAAAGAATCTAAAAAAATTAAAGTTGATCTAACTCCTGGTGATATGTTAATATATAAAGGAAGTGAGCTAGAACATTGGAGAAATGTTTTTAAAGGTAAAGAATGCACACAAGTATTTTTACATTACAATAATGTAAAAACAAAAAATTCTGATAAAAATATTTTTGATAGAAGACCACATTTAGGACTACCTCTAAGATTTAAGAAAGATGAGTAAAATAAATAAAATAATACTTTCTGAAAATATTATATATAAAGGCATTATTAAAATGCCCGATGGTTGGGAAGTTAAAAAAGATGATATTGTTAAACATATAACTGCAAGTAATTATTACACTGATTATAAAAATCCTTTTTGCAAAGAAGTAGATAGAGTTGAAACTTATATATTAGATTATTTAAGAGCAGAACAAAAATTAAAATTAGAAACTGGTAAACCTAATGTAGGATTTTTTTATGAAAAAAATGAAAGATCTAAACCTCAAATGAAACATAACTATGCGGATTATATTTGTTTATATGGAGTAGAAACTGATCCAAATACCTGTAATGTAGTAATGCATTTTGATGATATTACTCATGTACACAAATTAGAAACAAATAATTTTATCGTGTTTCCTACAAAGTATATGTATTATATAGAAAATATAAATAATTCTTATTTAAATTATATTAATAAATTTTTTTTTACGAAACTGTAGTTAGAACCCAACCAGTTGTATTATCTGCTTGATACGCAGATTCATCCCAAGAATAATAAGAATAAGCTTTCCATTCTGCTTCTGTTAAAGCAGGAGCATCTCCAATTGGAGATTGCCATCTAGCATCTGTAGTATTTTTTACCCATGATGCATAAGGTTTCTCAGGCCAAAATATTTCATTTTCAGAATCCCAAGTGTAACCAGGTTGTGCATAATTTCCTCTAAAAGGTGTACCACCTAATCTATGTGTGTTTTCTAAAGTATTATAAGATGTTTGTATCCACAAATTAGCATCCCAATTATTATGTGTTTGTAAATAATTTTGACCCACTGTTTCAGAAGGATTATTATTTGAATCCAACATGTCAGAATCATTTAATGTAACTACATTAATTACTAAATTATTTTCATCTATTTTTGCAAAGTGTGCCATATTATTGAAATTTATACCTTATAATTACTATACCTGAACCTCCAGATCCGCCTGGATAATTTGCTCCGTTCCAGTAGCCTCCGCCACCGCCACCGCCTCCACGGTTAGCTGTACCAGGTGTTCCTGGTGCAGGGCCTGGTGAACCTGCTCCGCCTCCACTTGAAGCTGGGCCTCCTGGTGCTCCAGTAGATGTTCCTGATCCGTGACCTCCGCCACCGCCTCCAGCGTATCCCACTGGTGAACCTGAAATTGTACTTGTTAAACCTACTCCACCTGCTGCTGGAGATGAACCAGATGATCCTGAACCACCTTTTCCTCCACCACCGCCACCAGTGTATGAGTCTCCTCCTAATGGATTTCCTGCTGCTGGGCCTCCTGGATTACCTTGCGCTGGAATAGAACCTCCTCCAGATGAACTAAATCTTCCTGCTCCACCACCGCCTGACGCTCCTGGTGAACCCGAACCACCATCACCATTACCACCAACACCTCCAGTAGATGTAGAAATAGGCGAACTTAAAGCAGCAGAGGATGATCCTCCGCCTCCTCCGACTGTGATTGGATAACCTGTTGTACTTACTGGTAAAGCAGATCCTCCAGGAAAAGATGTTAATAGTCCTCCTGCTCCTCCGCCTCCACCGAAACGTTGACCTCCATTTGCTCCTCCTGCTAATACTAAATAATCAACTACATTTTCAGTTGGATCACTAGCTTCTTGTGTAACGGTAAAAGTACCTGGACCTGTAAATGTATGAACCTTGAAATCACCATCTTCTGTAATGGTACCACCAGTCGCAATAATAAAGATAGGACCTCCTCCAGAAAAACCAAAACCTTTTGCGGATGCTCCTCCGAATGTACCTATAGTTGGCATCTTTCTATAATCCTCCTATTATGCAAACTGTGTTTGCGCTGCTAAGACAGTAAACGCTGCGTCTCCAGTTTTAATAATCGTATATGTATATGTATCTAATGAATTCGTATTACCACCTGTTGGTGCTGTTCCACCTTGCCATTCAGGAGTAACACTTGAACTATCAATTTGAAATGCTGAATTGTAATAAGCTGTTCCACCTTGTTTTACAATATGAGCTATTGTAATTGATTCACCTGTATCCATAATTGAATTTAAAGAATTTGAACCATCGCCTCTTACATTTAATGTCCAGTTTCCTGAAGCGTCAGTAGTAAAGTTCCAAACTGCTTGTGTAAGAACATCATAATTGACTGTTCCTGTAGCAGCTGTTGCTTCAGTTGTAACTTTTTCTGCCACGCTTTGAATTTTACCTTGACCATTAAAAGTTGCTCTACCTATTCCTTTCGGTGTTAAATTTAAATCAATGTTTGTATCATCACCTGTAGCTTGTAAATCAGGTGCATTACCTGCAGCTGCATTTTTAACTGTAAATTCATTTATAGCTGATGCTGTAGTTGAAAATTTAATTTGTTCTAAATCATTTTCATCATTAATTGAATTACCACTATCAATTAAAATATTATTTCCATTAGCATCTAAATCTGCTGCAAGTTGTGGAGACTTATCAGATAATAATTCTGTAAATTCTGTATCAACAACATTTGTACCATCAGAGTAAACCATTTTAGTACCTTTATCATCTGCTGCCCAAGTTACTCCACTTCCTGAAGTAGTTTTAAAAGTTACTGCATGAGCACCTGTTGTTGAATTTTGTACTACAAAAGTTTTTTCAATTGAATCAGGAATTACTACATTAACCGCACCTGTAATTGTTCCTGTTAATTTTAAAACTGCATTTTTTCCATTTGATAAAGCACCATTTGAAAAAGTTAAAGTTGCACCTGAAGTTACTCCAACTGCATCATAACCACCAATTGCCTGTTCAAGAATTAATAAGTTTGTATTTGTGATCTGTCCCCAAGTTCCTGAGTTTTCACCAGTTGCTTGTACAGTTAATTTTAAATTAGCTGATGTTGAGTTTGCCATATTTTTAAATTCCTTATAACGTTTATTTTATAAAATTTATGCAGCT